GTCGGCTTGCCAATTTTATCCTAGGCAGTCCGAATGACCTCTTGTTCATGGAGGATTGTTCGCGGTTTGGGCAACCTGCGCATGCCGTCTACGGCTGCTTGCAGGAGGACATCCCCTACGTTTCTCGTGGGGAACCGGCTTATGAGACTTCTGATCCCGATCGTGCGTATTGTGTACGCGACGGAAAGGTCGGTGTGTCCAGGCCGGTGATTGCCGAACGCTATCAAGGCGTCCAGGCGAGGGTGTGTGCGATTCTCGAGCCTTGTAAGGTGCGAACAGTGTCGTGCGGTGAGTCCGACCGTTACTGGTTCGCCAAGAGCTGGAATCGCGAGGTGTACAAGTACCTACCTCGACACCCGACTTTTAGGTTAGTCGGTCGTCCCATTCGTCCCGAGGAGGACTTCACGGCGTTTGCCGGGAAGTACCTTCTGTCAGGAGATTATAAGGGAGCGACGGATACCATCTTGTCGGAGTGGAGTGAATTGGCGCTTGACCTCGTCAATAAGCGTTTAGGGGTTCCGTTCGAAGAACGACAACTTCTCCGTGATGCGTTGACGCGTCACCAACTCTGGTATGATACGGACCACGTCGATGTAGATAACGTGATGGATTCCGTTGAAGGTGAGTGTTCCTTCTACCAGAAAGGTTGCAAGACCTACCTTGCCCTGGACCAACAAGACGGTCAGCTGATGGGGAGCCCAATCTCGTTTCCGATATTGTGTTTGCTCAACGCAGCTGTTAATTACGTCTATCTGGATCCCTCTCTCACCGTCCCGTTCCGTCAGCTTCCTTTGCTGATCAATGGCGACGATGTTGCTGCATCATCCGATAAGGACTTCTCCGATTGGCCACGCTTTGTGAATCGCGTGGGTTTCGTGAGGTCCGTCGGTAAGAACTATGTACACGAGTCTGTCTTTTGTATAAACTCGGAGTTCTATGAGCGGCAGCCACGTTCAAAGTGGCAGATGTGGGGCTCCGTTCCGGTCGTGAAGCGCCTTCCGGCGCTGTCGACGGGACTGTTGTGGGGCAATGGTCGTGTTGTGAGCCAGAAGGGCTCAGGAGAGAGTGCTCGCCGAGGCACATCAAGCGCGGGATACGTGCGAGTGATGCCATTGGGCGAGAGTTGTCGGTATATCCTTTTCCTCAACCAAGGGGTTGTGGATCCTGACGTCCTCATCAAGCGATTTGTTGATCACAATCGTGAGACCCTGGAGTCCACCGGCAGAAATTGGTATCTGCCGGCGTGTCTGGGGGGCGTTGGGTTGCCCTTGACCTTAAAAACGTTACCGATGGTCACAGAGGTGGCGCGCAAGTTTGGCGCGTACGTGTTGACCAGACCGGAAGCCTTGTATGCACAGAAGTGTAAGCCCATCACGGAGAGTGATGGTGTTGCTATGACGCTTCGGCAGAGCCAAGCCTGCGCTGAACTTGCGCGTGCTCGGGGCTGGCGGATGGGTTGGACGTTTGACGACGCCGGAGGCGTCGAGGTCGATGGACTTCTCAAGATGGAGGAGTTCTGGGGTGCAGGAAATTTGACTCTTACGAAGAACGAAGATGTCAAGGATGACTACGAACGGGTGATGCGGAAGGCCACCAAAACCAGTCTCGTGCCGTTGGCGGATGAGACCTTGCTCAGCTTGTCCCTTAAACCCATGCGGGTTGTTTGGTTTGACAAGGACGTCGATGTGATTCATCAGACGCCCAAGCTTAAGAGTTGGGTCCACCACGCTTATTGGCGCGGGGAGGGTTGGTGGTGATGGAACTGTGTAGGTCACACGGTGGGTTGAGTCGGAGGACTCATGCATCGGACTGCGCACGAAGAAGAGATGAATAACTTCGTCGCGGCAGAATAACAAAAGTTCATCTTACGGGACTCCTCGAGTCGAATAGTCTAGTCAGACCCTACCATTGTGGCATGGGTGAACCTGACAGTTCGGACAGGGGGATCGTAATAATGTTGAGAACCATTGTTTTGTAGGACATAGGGACGCTGTGGTGGCGTCTCCGTGGTAGCAGTTTGAAGATCAGTGTATGATTTCGCACAGCATGACACCAAGTACAAATTCTTACTAGACTATACCGCAGTACGCGGTTGCCTGGCAGGGTTACCCAGATCGGGGCCTGAGCTGGACATCGGTCGGTCAGTATGAGAAAAGGTGTGTTGTGGCCCCTGAAAAGGCCGTTGTGCATGTTCATTAGCTCCCTCAGCGTTAAAGTCGAAATTTTCAAGTAAAATCGACACGTTGTACGACAGAGTGGATTGGATGATGC